AAAAAGAAAAAAAGCGAAAGCTATACGCAAAACAACGAAAGGTAAAGGAGCTAACTATCGTAAAACAAAATCTGGAGCTGGTATGACTAGAAAGGGAGTTAAAGCTTATAGAAGAGCTAATCCCGGTTCTAAACTTAAAACAGCAGTTACAGGTAAAGTCAAGAAAGGTAGTAAAGCTGCTAAAAGACGTAAATCTTATTGTGCTAGGTCACTAGGACAGAAAAAGAGAAGTTCTAAGAAAACACAAAACGACCCTAATTCAAGAATCAATCAAGCACGTAGAAGATGGAAGTGTTAGATGGCAATAACGAAAGCAGAAATTTTAACAGTGATTGACGCAGATATAGATGATGTTACCAATAAACTAACATCTTTGATGTCTACAGGTAGTTTACTTAACACTAAAGATGAACTACAATGTGACAACTATACGCGTCAACTTGCTCTTTTAGACTCAACTAAAACATGGATTGAGGCTAACTTATAGGTAAGCTTTATATACTGGGAGTACCTAATTATTATGGGCGCTCTCGCTAGGGCCAAGGCTTCATAGGACGGCATTCGCCAGTGTCCAAGAGAGACCCCAACATATATGGAGATATCAACATATGAATGAAACAACAAATAATACAGCAGAATCAAACAATACAGCTGATAACAATACCTCTGATGACGGTAACCTTACTGCTTTATTGGACACTGTAGAAGAATCTGGAATGTTAGACGCACTAATGGACGACCCATTATTAGCAGCACTTGCTGCACTGGTATTAGCTTTAGGCGCTTACGTCGCTTATACAGTACCAGCAGTTAAGGCGTTAGTCTTTAAATACTTAAAGAATAATGAAGCAGAATTGATGGATTTATTAGATACAAATCTAACCAAAGCCCAGATGAAAGCTTTTGATAAGCTTGATGAGACAGCACAGAAGCATGTTAAAGACTCTTTAGTCCGTAATGTATTAATTACAGCTTGGGATGAAAAAGATGATGAACTTGCTGCCTTAGTAAAGTCCAAAGTCAAGGCCAGCCTTGATGAAGGCAAAGCACTTTGAACGTAGAGGAATACGAGCAAAGATTACGTCAGAGAGTAGGAGAGGCTGAATATGAACGTCATAAAGAGCTTGTCCTGCTGCTGGCGCGCAATCTTGCTCTTGAAGATATTTTGTGGGCGGAAGTTCTTGTATCTATTCGGGATGTTGACGCTAGAACAGAGCTCTTGCGCCAAAGAAATGCAATCGTTAAGGACATACATACAGAATTCAGAGCGTTGAATATCCAAGTCCCTACCGTAGCAGAGAAAAATAGCGAAGATTTCGCTTCAATGATGATGGAGTTAGTAGATGACGATGACAGTGAAGAACGAGTCAAAGACCCTAAGAGCCGCGATGACGGGGAAAGGGGCCTATGATTCAAGACAATTAGAGAATATATTCGAAAAGTGTAGACAAGATGAAAAGAAAATGCTTGCACTTGTCAAAGGTTTTTGTAAATCATACCTTTTAGATAATAAACAAAGAGCTCTAATGTTACGCCCTCTTCAATTAGATATTATCGTTAAATCATTAATTCATCGAGCAGATGGAGAGCAACGTAAAGTAGCTATCTTAGCTCCGCGTGGAAGTGGAAAATCATTCGCCCTGTCAGTAGCAGTAGTTATCTACATGTTCTTTAATCGTTTTAGAGACTTAGTATTTGTTTTAGCTCCTTCAGAGGACCAAGCAGCGTTAATTTTTAACTATGTATATAGACATTTCGCTGATAGTAACATGCTAAACAGTCTAGTTGAGAACTATAGATTCCATAACAAACCTAGTATTACAATGAAAGGTGGTACAATAATGAGACGTGCACCTTTAGCCCCAAGTAATCAAGGTCAAGCTATACGTGGACAACATCCAACATTCTGTATAGTTGACGAATCTCCGTTGATTGACGATAAGCTTTTTATTGATAATGTAGAACCAGCTATAGTTTCTAACAAAGCTCCCTTTATTAATTTAGGGACACCTAAATCTAAAGATAACCATATGTGGCGTTACCTTTATGATGAAGCTTATGCTGAAACATTTACAAGATTACACTATACATGGAGGGATGCAGTGAAACCGGGAGCAGCATACGAGGCTCCTTACACTGAAAGACAAATGTTAGATAAAATGACAGAATGGGGAGAGGATTCAGTTTATTGGAGAACTGAGTATGAATGTGAGTTTGTAGAGAGTGTATCGAATATATTTAATCCAAGCAAAATAAAAGCGTGCTATGATGGACATGACATTACTCATCCCGAAAACTTGGAGTCGTTTCGAAAAGGTGACCTACCTATCACTGTTGGTGTTGACATTGGGAAGTCAGTTAATTCTACTGTTATCTCTGGTTGGCAATTGGAGCAGGGAGAAGAAGCTAATCATGCAAGGCTTATCTACATTGAAGAAATCAATCCTAGAACAGGTGGACACGATATTCCATATCAGCGTCAACGTATCATGGACGTTGCCGTTGGGCTGGGTGCTGATAGGGTCATTATCGACGCTACTGGTATTGGTGGTGCTATTGAACAAGATTTACGGGTGGCGTGCATAAATGCTTCTATACATTTTATACCGTTCGTATTTACTGGTGGCCCAAAAGGTAGTAAAACTCAAGCCTATAGAGATTATCAGTCGTATATTCAACAAAGAAGAGTAAAGATTCCTAATCCTGAGTTCTTAACAGGATATGCAGCTAAGTGTGTTAACAAATGGATAAGAGAACATATAGAGTTACAATACGTTATGGATGCAGCTAATAAAACAGAAAGGATAGCAGCACCTGATGGAAAACATGATGATTACTGTGATAGTAGTGTTATTGCTTTACATGCTACACTTACAATGCTTCCAGCGTCTGCTGGTGGTTCGTTTGGTGGAGGTAATGTTTCTCAGAATAGAGCGGCTGGAAAACACATGTCAAATAGAAGCGCAGCGCCCTTTGCACGTGTAAAAAGAAGAAATATGCGCCTAAATAAACCAAATCTAGGTAATATATAACAAAAGCTTTATATACTATATTATATTAATATTAAATAGCCATGTCGTTGATAGATAATATTAGGCGACGTTTTGCAACCACAGGAAGCAATCCGCCGTTTAAAAAAGATGACCCACGTAGTTTCGGTGCGGGTATTATAAAACGCATCAAATTACAGAGACAAGGGGGCTACCAGATAAAGGATTATGAATCCCATATAGGTAACAATAGAACTTATATGAATGTATATTTGTCTGACCCAATAGTTCGAGGATTAATCGACCTTCCTTGTTTTTACGCAGTCAAAGATAATTTTGATATAGTAACTGAACATGACGACTTAAGACAAGAAGTGGAAGAAATGTTTAGGGATATAAATATAGAGCAGACTCTATATGCGTGGGTAAGGAATGCACGTATTTTTGGAACAGGATATATGGAGTGGACAGGCGACAATTTAGTCGTAAGGTCTTCTCAGAATATGTATGTGCAACGCGACGAACATGGACAAATAATGTATTATTATCAAGATACAGGCGCTGATAAAGAAAATGTTAGATTCGAAGCCGATGAGATAATAGAACTTAAAAATAATGAATTCGATGACTATGCTTATGGATTAAGCGATATTCATCCTATTCTCTATTTAGTAGATTTAAAAGATTATGCAGAGCGAGACATAGGAGCTGCTCTAAATAAATATGCTACATCACGTTTTGATATATCATGTGGTCTACCAGATATGCCATATGGTCCAGATAAAATTAATGAGATAGTTAGTGCTTTTAATGGATTAGAGCCCGGTGAAGATATTATTCACGGTAACGATATAGTTATCAAAGAATTGCAGGGCACACAAAGAGCATTCGAATATGGTAAATATACCGATGATATATTAGACAAAATCCACATGGCGCTTAAAGTGCCAAGGACAATGTGGACTGACCCAGAAAAGGCTCGACCTATTTTTGAGCCTTATGTTAGATACTTACAAACAATGATTGAAGGAGCCCTAAATGCTCAGCTATTACCACAATTAGAAAGTGGTGAAGCTAAGTTTAAGTTTAGGCAAATCAATGTAGAAGATGCGTTTACTAAAGCAAAGACTGATATGATTTATCTGTCTGAAGGAGTGTTGTCGCCCGGTGAAGTAAGGGAAGAGAGAGGTCTTGACCCTGAAGGGGCAGAAGTGTTAGAGAATCAAGTAGAAGAAATAACTACAGAAGGAAGAGCTGAAGTTAAACCTACTAAGAGTAGTAAGAACGCAAATGTATCTGGTGGAAAGGATACAGATAAAAAGGAAGAAAGTGCGAGAGCACAAAACCGAGGCAACAAGCCGTCCGCAAACGCAACGGGAGATAGAAAATGACATACGACAAATGTGTAACGACTGTTAGCAAAACGCTAGAAAATCGTGGTTTTGATAATCACACCGAGAAAGCTCAGAATATGTGTAGTATTTGGGCTGAGGAAAATGGCGTAGAGCGGGAATTCGGAAGGACAACCCCCAAAGAACCAGTTCGTAGGTCATTTGCATTAACTGTTGAAGATAGTGCGGATTTTACACTTACAGAGAGCGACGGGGTAACCACCGTGGAATTTCCCGTAATCGCCATTACGTCCGGCCCTCATGAATATGAGGCAGATGGGCAAGAACAAAAAGTTTATATTGAGGGAAGTATGCTGGAGGACAGTCTAGAGAAATTCAGCGAACTCCCCATTTATATAGACCATCAACGAACAGCTGAGGATTTAATCGGCATGGCTACTGAGCCTGAGCTAATCAAGATGGATAACGGAAAGACAGCAGTGAAAATGTTGGCCACCATTAATAATACACATGGTAGAGGTCAAGAAGCAATGGATAAAGTGAAAGACGGGGACATGACACATGTAAGCATCGATTGGTTTTCCAACGATGTAGATGTGATGGGCGACACGTTCGCCACTAATATACGTCCCACGGAGGTAAGTTTTATCGATAATAAATCGATGGACCCCGTCTGTAAAGAATGTACAATAGAAACGGAATGTGAATTACATGTTAATGATGACGACCATGACTGCGGTTGTGGTGGTGAACACACAGCATGTGAATGCGAAGACGGGAAAACAGAGGTAGAAATTATGACTGAAGAAGTTAAAGAAACCAACGTGAAATCCGATGCAGAGAACATTGTCGAGCGCGAGTTCGCGTCACTGCGTACAATGCTAGAAGAGGCAGAAGCTTCCAAAAAGGAAATCGAGAAACAGTACAAGGATGCTCTAAAACAATTAGAGAAGTTCCAAGAAGCTGAAGAAAAGAGAACCGCAGAAGAAGCAGAAGCTAGAAAACTAGCAGCAGTTGATGCAATCATATCCAAAGAACTCTTATTTGGTACTATACCAGAAGAGAACAAGGATGCTCGTGTAGAGGAACTCTCCGCATGGGATGAGATGAAGCTGACTGGATTCAGCGAGGCTTTGGCAGCAATACCAGAACCTCAAGCAGACGTCGAGCGCTCATTCGGAAAAGGCAAAGCACCAGAAGGTGCACCAGTTGCTGAAACCGAAAGAGAATTCGCCGTAAAGATGGTCAATGGTAGAATTACCCTTGACAAGAATATCCTCAAGGATATTAAGGAGAACTAAAAATGGCAACAGAGATTTTAGTTAATGATGGTGGTGCACCAGCAAGGATTATTCCTTTCACAGCTGGTAGCGCAATAACCGCAGGATATGCCCTTCAAATGGGTGGAGATGGAGAAGTAGACACAATAGCATCAGCAGATAATGTTATGCCTGTTGGAGTCGCTTTTACTGACGCCGCATCTGGAAACATAGCAAGCGTAATAACAGGAAAAGGTATTGTATTAAACATGTACGTATCTGGAACTGTAGGAAGAGGAGACGGTGTAGCTACATTAGCTGACGGTAACCTTGGACAAGCAAGCGCTTCATCCGTCGCTGTAGGAACCTACATCGACCCAAGCGGTGCGCACTCAGGTGCAGCCTCATTACAATTGGTCCTGTGGGGTTAAATACTTAGGAGAAGATTAACATGGTTGATGCAACACCCGGTATACTAACAACCCTGAACACAGGGTCCGTCAACGGCGGACTCGGTGAAAGAGTATTGATTGATTACAAAGACGCAATAATGGACTACAAGGTCACAGACCTTCCAGTAATGCAATTCTTTGCAGAATCAATGACTACTGACACAGGGGGTAATATTGATATTACTTTGAACAGACCTAGCATGAAGCTAGAACAAATTGACGAGGGAACCACCCCGCAATACCAACACACAAAGCTACGCTCCGAGCGTATCTCTGTGAAAGAATGGGGTATAGCAGTAGGTGTAACCCGCAGAATGATTGAAGATTCAAGATTCAACGAAGTAGAAATGGCTTTGAATGAAGCTCGAAGAGCTGTAGACAGACACATGACAGACAATGTTGTGAAAGTCGTCTTCGGTGCTCACGCAGCTAACTCAACATTTGGAACCATCCAAATCGACGAAACTACAGCAGAATCAGCAATCACCACTTTCGCAAGCAATCCATACTCTGGATTCTACGGAACTGGAATCGTAGCCGCAGACATTGACAGCGGAAGTTCACGTGTAAACTCTTATGGTAACGAAAGTTCCACAAGATTAATACGAAACTCCTACGTTCGTGCAGCTGGCGACACTGCTGGAAACCTCGCTCTTTCTGACATAACAGACGGAATTGACAGAGTAGGTGCACGTGGATACACTGCAACTCACTTGTTCATTTCCCCAGCTCACTACAAGTCCTTATTGGACCTCGGTGACTTCGTAACTGCTTTCACAGCAGGACAAGGAGAAGCTGGTGCAGCTCAAAACCCAACGACCGCTGCTATGATGCCCGGTTCACCAGTCTCTGAGACTGCAAGAACAGGAGTCGTAGGAAGCATCTACGGTTTAACAGTTGTTGTAAACGCATGGGTTCCTTCAACTCGATTCGCAGTATTCGATTTGGGAACTAAACCTATGGTTTATGTAGAAAGAAGACCATTGACAGTTGAAGAAGCAAATCCCGGATTTGGAATTGTTGGTTCATACATGTCTATGAGATACGGTTTGAAGATTATACGCCCAGAAGTTGGATGTATTTTCATCAACGGTGCTTCAGGTTAGATACTTAGTTTAGATTATTGTTTAATTAAATTAAGATAGGCTCGGAGGGAGCCTTAATCCCTCCACTATATATTTTCACATGTTCCTTGTGAGGAGTTCCAATGCCCAGTAGACAATTAAGAAAAGAATTACAAAGTAGAGAAATCGGAACCGCAACCAAGAATTGGGTCTTGTCTAAAGTTCAATCAGGCAGTCAAGGGACTCAAGGTGCTTTGGGTGCACAAGGGGCACAGGGTACACAAGGTACTGCTGGTACTACTGCATCTCAAGGAGCTGTAGGAACACAAGGTACTACTGGTACTACAGGAACACAAGGAACTGCTGGTAGTCAAGGTTCTCAAGGAACTACAGGAACTCAAGGTTCTCAAGGAGCAACTGGTACACAAGGAACGACAGGAACGCAAGGAACGCAAGGAATTCAAGGAATTCAAGGAACGCAAGGAACGCAAGGAAAGCAAGGTCTTTTTGGTGGTAACAGCCAAGAATTTAATTACAGCAGTTTTGACATTACTGCTGGCTCACCGGGGTCAACTAATTTTGGATTTAATCTAGCATTACCCGGTGGAGGAGGTGTACCTAATTACGCTTTAATTTCTAAAGTAGGTATTTCAGATTTCGATATTAATTCTGTTGATGTTAGTGCATGGAATGATGCTTTAGATGATGGTGATAGCACCACACGAGGTCATTTAAGAATATTTAAAACAGATGATTCTACTAAATGGGTAAACTTAGATATAACTGGAGCTAATGTAGGTGGAGGAACAGGAGTAACAGCCTACGAAGAAGTCCAAGTTCAGTATGTAGACCATAATGGTAGTTTTTCTAATGGTGATGATTGTGTAATTACTTTTGTTCAAACTGGAGATAAAGGTTCTCAAGGAGCTGTAGGCACACAAGGTACAAATGGTACACAAGGGACCACAGGAACACAAGGTACAAATGGTACACAAGGTACAACTGGTTCTCAGGGTGCTACGGGTACGCAGGGAACAACGGGAACTCAGGGAACAAATGGTACACAAGGAAGTCAAGGTATTCAAGGTATAAAGGGAGACACTGGTGATACAGGTACTCAGGGAGCTACTGGTACACAAGGAACAGATGGAACTCAAGGAACAGATGGAACACAAGGTACAACTGGTACACAAGGAACTACAGGTACTCAAGGTACAACAGGAACTCAAGGTGCAGACGGAACACAGGGTACAACAGGTACTCAAGGAACTACTGGAACACAAGGAGCTACTGGTACACAAGGAACAGATGGAACCCAAGGAACAGATGGAACACAAGGTACAACTGGTACACAAGGAACTACAGGTACTCAAGGAACCGATGGAACACAAGGTACACAGGGAATCCAAGGAACTACAGGAACTCAAGGTACACAGGGAACTATAGGTACACAAGGAACTACAGGAACTCAAGGAGCTGTAGGAACTCAAGGTGCAGATGGTACACAAGGAGCTACGGGAACACAAGGAACTGATGGAGCTACTGGTACACAAGGAACAGATGGAACTCAGGGTACAACAGGTACTCAAGGAACTACAGGTACACAAGGAACTACAGGTACTCAAGGAACAGATGGAACACAAGGTACAGATGGTACTCAAGGAACAGATGGTGCACAAGGAACTACTGGAACTCAAGGAACTACAGGTACACAGGGAGCACAAGGTATTCAAGGTATTAAAGGAGATACTGGTGATACTGGAAGCCAAGGTACAACAGGTACACAAGGAACAGATGGAACCCAAGGAACAACAGGAACTCAAGGTACAACTGGTACACAAGGAACAGATGGAACTCAAGGAACTACAGGTACACAAGGAACTACTGGAACTCAGGGAACTACAGGTACACAAGGTACAACAGGAACTCAAGGAGCTCAAGGTACTCAAGGACCTATAGGAACACAGGGAACCACAGGAACACAAGGTACAGATGGTACAGTTACAGGTGGTTCACAAGGTAATACAGGAGCTCAAGGTGCTCAAGGAACTACAGGTTATCGTGGAGGAACACCATGGACATTCGATACTTCTACCAGTGATTCAGACCCCGGTTCAGGGGATATTAGGTTTAACAATGCTACATTCAGTAGTGTTTCAAAAATATTTATAGACGACACCGACGAAGACGGTAACGACCAACAAGCGTGGATGAGGACATGGGATGATTCATCTAGTACAGTCGAAGGTGTTATAATCATACAGTCTGCTGATGGCAGTGATACATCATATGCATCGATGCAAGTAACAGGAGTTAGTGAGGCATCAGGTTATTTTAAGATAGATGTTACTCCATTAGTTGGCTCAGGCAATCCACCATTTAGTAATGGTGAAAGGATAGTTTTAGACTTTAGTAGAACTGGTGATAAAGGTACACAGGGAACTACTGGTACACAAGGAACAAATGGAACCCAAGGAACTACTGGTAATACGGGAGCTCAAGGTGCAACTGGTACTCAGGGAACAGACGGTGATACTGGTGCTCAAGGAGTTCAAGGTATTAAAGGAGATACTGGTGATACTGGAAGCCAAGGTACAACAGGTACACAAGGAAC